GCGCTGAAAGATGCTGGAATTAAGCAAGAAAGAACGGGTTACAACAATCCTGACGCTGATGCTTACATTGAGCGTTGGTTTCGTACGCTAAAAGAGGAAACGGTTTGGCTCCAAGAATATGGATCGTTCCTGGAAGCTAAACAGGACATTGATCATTACATAGCTTTTTACAATGATGAAAGACCTCACTCTGCGCTTGGATATCTGTCGCCACGAGAATTTCGTCAATCTGTAACTTCAAACGTTGCATAATTGTCTGGACATATGGGGTTCATTAAGGAGGGTTTAGAATGAAACTTCCGATGGAGAAGTGGTTAGAAGAACAAGACGTATCAGAGCAAGCGAAGTCAACTTTCCAAGAGGCCATGATTTGTTATAAGGCAGGGGCTTACCGTGCTGCTTACCTATTCTCCTACTTGTTCTTTATGTTGGTGGTAAGAGATCGAATCTTACAGGCTAATTATTCTGAAGAGAAGAGAAAACAAATACAAGGGACTCTTAACCTACTTAGAGATGAGGATAAGTGGGAAACAACAGTGATGGAATGTATTAAAAATGAAAACAATAAACGATATGAAACGTTGGAAGTAAAATCGAAATTAAGAAAATATGTTGATTTCTACTGGAGAGAGCTAAGAAACAATTGTGCTCATGCTAAGGATGGTTATATTGATGCTTCCCACGTTGAGGTATTCTGGCACTTTTTATCGAGTCATATGAATGAATTTGTGGCTATAGGCAGTTTAGAAGATGCGTTGGAACGAATAAATCGACACTTCGATCCCACTTATACAAGAAGAGGAGCAGATCATACTCCTTTGGTTCAATGGCTTACACGAACGATTTCGGAAGATAAAATAATCCCGTTGATAAAGGGGATATTTGTGAATTTGGATCTTAGTTTTATTAAAGAAACGAACAAATTTCTATCGGATCTTGTACGAGCAAATCGATTCCGTCCTAAATTTAAGGAATTCCTAGTTCAAGAAGAAAACAATGACTATTTGGTTGATTTTTTAGATGCTATTCCTCAAGAGGTCATTTTATTTACAGATGAAGAAGACTGGTTTATTCGTAGGATTTGGAAAGAGACGGCTAAAAAACTTGCACTGAATGAAGATGTTTTAATGTTGAATATGTTGAAATTTGACATGATTCCAGTTGAAGATAGAGAGGAATTTTTTAATCAAATGTTAAGCCTTCAACTTGGATTTTTTTTAGGTTCATTAAATGTTGTTGATATAAAATTCTTGGAGGAAGTAGGATTTATAAAGTATTTTTATGAAAATGTAATGATAGGTCGGTTAATCAAGGATCAAAAATGGGGAAATAAACCAGGAAACGTAAATAGTGTATTGTTTTACTTAAAAACATATGGATGGGATAAACAAATCGTGACAAATATTCAAAACGCTTTTTTTGGTCAATATTTATGGGGAAGCTTAAAAGATGAACTCAAAAAGGACTCATTTAGACAGCAATATCAAACTGTGTGTGAAGAAGCCGGCGTAAAAGCAAATGACAGGATTTTATAATGTCTTTGACTTAAAAGAAAAGTTCACATATTGCGTCCAAAAACAGGGGCCGGCCAAATAGACCGGCTCTTTTCAATCTCTAATAAATACCTCAATCCTCTTTGCTTCACTACTCACTGCATGATCAACCGCTGCCGTGATCTTGGACACATATGCGGTATCCACCACGAATTTCCCATCCACCATCATACGATACATGGGCTTTGGTTTGGCTGGTGTCTCAGGAACATAGCTCACTCCAAAATACTCGCATATCCCTTTGGCTGTTGCGACGGCAAACGCTTTTTGCACCTTCGGATCAATCATCTGTCGTGCTTCTACGAGTCCAGGATCGTCCATGAAGCCATATTCGATGAGCACAGCCGGCATATGGGTCTCACGCAACACATGGAAGTTGGCTGTCTTGACTCCACGGTTTACCCGCTCCACACCCGACTTTATCAGTTGATTATGAATCAAAGTGGCCGCCCGTTTTCCCTTTGAACTCGTTGCCCAGTAGTAGGTTTCAAGGCCCCGTCCCCCGCCTGCATTGTAGTGGCAGGAGATGTACAAATCCGCACCTTTCCGGTTCGCAAGGTTCGTTCTTGCTGTCAGGGGCGTGTCTTCATCTGTGGGAGCCACCAACAAGGTTTGAAAGCCGCAACGCTTTAACTCTTGATCCAAGAAGTTGACCACGGCTTTGTTGAACTCGTTTTCTCGAATCATTCGTCCATTCAACTGTGGAATCGCAGGCGTTCTTTTCCCAGGTGTTTGACTGCCATGTCCGTCGTCCAAACAGATCAAGTAACTCATCGTTCTTCCTCCTTTTCTGCCTTCTCACTGATTACCGCAATGGCTTTTTTTAGAACATCGGGAATGGGTAATCCCATCCGTCCTGTGTTTTCGATGATCGAGAGGGCTTCGTTTGCCAAGTAGAAATAGATACAGGCACTTTCAAATAGCTCGTTTTGTGTTCCAAGAACACCATCCATGAGATGGCCCAGTGCCACAATCAACAAAATGCTCATCTTCCTTGCGATCCCCTTGAACCCCACATTGGAAGATAATTTCCCCGCCATTCCTGCTGCTACCCATCCCGTGATAAAGTCCACGGTCATGAAAACACAAAGCGCCGTTAGCAGTTCACTCCATCCCCCATACAACAAGGTGAGAAGGGAACCACCCACGGCTGCCATTCCTTTGATCCAACTATTCATGTGAACACTTCCTTCTGTCTGATCCACTGGTGTGCAAGTTACGGCCTAAACAATCGATAGTTCAGCCCAAATGCTTCGGCTGCTGTTTCTTTATCCAGTTGATTGCTCGTCATCGAAAATCTACCTGTTTGAGAAGTGCCGGGTGTGGTCGGTTGTGCATTGTTCTTCAGAAATACACCACGCTCGGTAAAGACCACGAGATGGAAGATTTGTTCACCCATCTCTCCATTTTCGATCTTCGTGATGATCGCTGGATAGCTTCTGCCTCCCCAGATGATGTCACCAAACTCGTTATCTTCCGGTGTATACATCACTTGCATTCCAACCTCATATCCATGATGCACTGCCATTTCTCATCACTCCTTGTCGTTGTTAAACATAAAAGACCTGTTTGTGATAAATCATGGGGGATCTCTCCCCTCTTTCTTTATTGCCCCGGCATGTGCATATAGTGGAACGGATTGGCCAAGAGTTTATCAAATTGACCAGCCACACTGTGATAACCCACGGCATAGGCTCCGAGAGTCGGTGCCCACGCCTCATAGCATCGGCAAGCATTGATCACCTTTTGAGTAATCGTTGAATCGGTCGGCACATCTTTCCATCCACCTCCGGGAATAGCCGCTCCTTTGGCTTCCAGGTCATTCCGTGTAGCCATGGAGATCATGAATCGGATATAGTATGGAATCTTGCCTGCGGTATATAGGTCTTGAAGCGCTTGACCACACACGGCATGATCCGGATGGATGTCATGGTACGAAAGGGTATAGTGGTCCGCATCCGGATACAACGCGATGTACTTTTCAATCACGGCTTTGGCTTCATCATAGGTAATGGTTTCGCCCGTTGCCGGGTCATCCAAATACTCCACATGCTGATTTTCTTTTGGCACGCCCAACTGACCACAGGCATGATGAAACTCGTTAACACGCGCTTCTGCCAAGGTATCTTTGGTGAGGGGTTCATATCCTTCTACCGCGGGGTCATGGGTCGCTTTCCAGTATCCTGAATAGGTGGTGCCGTTAATGGCATCAAGTGCGCCGGTTACCCGTCCATGCGTCATTAGAACCACGTGTGTCGGTCTTCCAGCGGCCACATGTTCCGCAATCGTAATGCCCATGTTCAAGGTTTCATCATCGGCGTGCGGTGCGTAAAAAATGACTGGTCTACTCATGTTGAACTCCTCCTTTGAAATAAAAAAAGAGCGAGAATCACTCGCTCAAGAATGTGAGAGAAAGAGATGGCTGACTTTCACCTAAAACGCCAATATCCAAGTTGACACCTGAGTTTTGAAGAACCAAGGCTTCGATGTAATCCCCTTTGGAAAGGCGTGTCACCGTGGTAATGGTACGGGTGAAACTGGCGCTACCGGATGGAAATTGTTCTTCCTGAATGACAGTGCTTCCGTTCTTCCGAATGCGATGAATGCGACTGCCGTTGGTATTCGTTTGCCAGTTGATGCAAAGGGTAGCCAGGTAAAGACCCGTTTTGGGAGCAGTGAGTTTATACCCGCCGTTCCAGATGTTGCAGTTGTCATAATGTTTGACGGTAAAGAGGACGGAGGTTTCTAGTCCGGATGTGATGGTTTGCGCTGCGCTACGTCCTACCTTTGCCGCGATGGTGAATCCGGGCCCGATGGAAGGTTCCCGTTCATCTTCGATGGATACGATGGTATTCGTGTTGCTGATCGTGACTTTGGCCAACGGGATATAGTATTTTGCTGATGAGTTGGGCAAGGTTGGCGGTTGTCCGTCCGTTCCTCCTGGAAGAATCACCAAATCGATTTTGTTTTTCACCCAATCCAGTTCCAGCGTCACACGGTCTACCCGGTTCCCGCTTGCTCCTTGGTTGGAAGGCGGAGTCAAGGTTTCCGTTGCGGTAGACTCAAAATAATGTCCTTCGATCCACGCTTTCCCTTTGGCCACCTTCACTTGAGGATCCGTGCCTTTAGTGACAGCCAAGTCCGCGCTGGTGCTGTCCATGATTTGTCCCTCAACCAAAACCCCATTCGTTCTCCACCATTGAGCCATCTTGCTCCATTCTGCTTCCATGACAGGAATCGTATCAAAGGGATAAAAGGTTTTTGCCATCGTTCGTCTCCTTTCCAATAAAAAAAGACCTCTTGCGAAGTCTTAAAAATGGTGTTTATTCTTTCTGTTCAGTGAGGCGGTAAGGTTTAAAGGAATTAGCTATTTTGAGTAACGTGTTTTTATCATAGGGTTTACCATTTGTCATGCTGTACATTTCATACCAAAGTCCATTTGATTGCCAAGTTAAAATTCCATCGCCTATCTCATCTTTTGCGTATACAGCAGATATCCCATTGTTAAATCGAACCGTGGTTCCTTTGCGTTGTGTTGGTTTTTTGGATGATATATCAACCGTGATGATTGGCGCGGTTTCAATGAAGCCGAGCTTTGGTATGCTATGGTCATAAGTAATTGATAACTCGTCCAATTCGTAATCCACGGTGGCATAGCTGTAATGAACGGTAAAAGGGAGATGGGTTGGTAATTCTACCTTCCGACCAAAGTCTTGGACTGCGTCAGGGATCTCCTTTTCAGCCCAAGGACCATAACTGTTAATAAAGAGTAGCATCGAGAGAATAAGAAGGGTTCTTACAACTATCTCACATTTGCGAAAGCGAGTGCCGATTAACTTCTTGAGTATAATAGGTTGAAATTTCTTGTTTTCTTTTATCATAAAATCGTGAAGAAAGAAGATGATTAGAAACGGCCACGGCATCCAATCGCGTATCCCAATGTTTTTTTGCCAGAAAGGAGAAAAGAGAAGCAGGAACATTCCAAAGAGAACCAGCCATTTGATATAAATCGCGAAATACATTTTCTTCAGTTTTGCCAGATCATCGGGATTGGAAAAACGCTCTTTCACTTCTGCCCAGATATGCAACTTGTTCATGGTATGCCTCGTTTCCTATCTATTTGAATAGAAATAGTTTACGATAAAGTAGTAATGTTAGGAAAGACAATATGAGCATTTGCAGATTAACGTTTTTCCAGTTGAGATAACCGCGCTTCCAAGTTGCGGATACGGTCTAATAAGCGAAGAGTGGTTCCGACTCCTGTTGTACCAATCACGGGTTCAATCTGTTCCCCGTTTTGATCCAATGTGATCGATACCTCACGCGCAATGTCTTGGATAACCTCTGGTTCCCCTTCGGTATCCTCAATCACGACCGATACTTTGTCGCCCTCTCGATAATCTCTTCCAAATTGGATAGCTGCCGTGTCGATGGGTTTAATGGATAATCCCGTCTTCTCCGTCTTGTTTTCCAGTTCCTCATAGATGCTATCGATGATCTCTTTCTTTTCTTCCTCGGTTGGTGCCGCACTACCGGTATTTCGTTTATCCAAGAATCCTTCATGAGTTCCGTAGAATTCACGACTCGGTTCATCCCCGGCCCAAGCGAAATAACGCGCTTTTCCTTCGCCCCCACCACCAGCAATAATGTAATTGGCTTCCGGCGGTTCTTGGCCATAATCAAATTCCGCGAGATTCCCACGGGATGGAGAGAAGATGACCCAATTCGATTTATCTTCCGGTTGATAAACTTGGAATTCGATTTTTGGTTCTGAATGATCATCCGTTTCTTGGTTGAATGAGATTTGAACCACTCGAAAGCCGAGACCCCCACCCTTGATCGCCAAGGCTTTTAAGAGTTCCAATAGGTTATCAAATCGGGCGCGACCTGTGATGGTTTTCCCTTTCCCACCATCCGATGCCATGCGAAGACGAGGAATTTTGCGTGGATCGGTTGAAGCGGGACCACCATTCACAGACACATACTGATGCATCACCGTTTCCGCTATACCTTTAAAGATACTGTAATCCTCGCCATCAAAGGGAGGCGCATATTGGCCAGAAGCATTTTTTGGAACAGCCAACCGCGTCTTCAAATAATACGTATCATCGGCACCACCAAGAGTGAGCGTGGTGACTTTCTTTTCCGCAAATTCACCCTTCAAGTTTCGAGGTAGAAAGGGGCCGGAAAAGAGAACCTGGTCATTCCGTTTCACCACGATGCCAGCACGACCCCCACCTTGACGAAGAAGGGAGAAGATCGGCTTGGCTTGGGGAGAGGTTGCGTTCATGGTGAGGGTGAACGTACTCACATCATTGAAACGCTTGATCATCTCCAGCTTTTCAAAGTCGGTAAGCTCCATTAAGATATTGAAGTTTTGATCTCGGATATAGACATTGTATGTCGATTTCATTGGCTATACCCCCATAAACCAATGCTGATAGGAGACCTGTACAAGGGATTCCTCCGTCGCATTGTTCATCTCAATGGTGATGGTGTTCATACCAGGTTCCAATAACCACAAATCGGAACCCCATATCAAATCAGGATAGAGAGAGGTTCCATCATTTTTCGTGATCGCTGGCCGGTTTGGATCAACTTTGCTCAATGTGTCGATGGTGATGGTTTCGCCTTTACCCAACACGGTGGAGAGTGCCAACCATTTTCCTGTGGTTTTATTCCGCAAGACAATATCTGATCCGGGCCCTTGAATCACCCAAAGCGGATAGGATTCCACCTCGCCTTGATTGTCCACCACATCCTCTGAAAACACTTGTGAAGAGGAGAGGATGAGTGGGAAGAACGGGAAGAAGCTACTTTGCAACCCACGGGTGAAGGTCTTCGAGAAGATGCTGGTTGATGCCCAATAAGGATACGGAGCAGTAAAGACCAGCATCATCTTTTGGATGGAAGTGGCCGATTCATGAAGAACCGTATTGTTTTCGCTCTCATCCATCACAATCTCGCTACAGATACAAGTGACGGTGCATTCTTCCCCGTCCGGTGCCGTAGCGACCAAGCGACCCAACCCCTTTTTCGGGTTCAGGATACGGCGAAGGTTCCGCATCCGTTGCCAGAGGTCGGCTCCGTTGGTTCCAAGGACTTGAATGGGAATTTCGATTTCAGCCGACTCCGCCACAGTTTCCCGATAGATGCTGCCATCTTGATTCGCCGTCTTGTCCATCACCACAGAAAAAGGAGGCATGAAAGCCCCCTTTCTGCCGTACAAATATTCAATTTTTCCCGGGTCGTGGAGAAGGATCTCTTCACCAACAGCATTCACAAACTTGATTTGTTCAGACACCCATCATCCACTCCGTTCTTCTGAAGATGTTGGCCAAGTCTCTTTCATTGATGTTGGCTTTGTTTGGATAGACGTTGATTGTGGTGGCTTTCCCTTGCCCCATATTGTTCGTGATGCCAGCCGCCAGAGCCGAGAAGGTTTTGTCACTGAGCGGAAGAACAGCTTCACTGTATCGCCCTTCACCTACGACCGCCATGGTTGGAGCTGTTACGATTCCCCCTTTGGCCAGACCCGTCATGGAAATCGTGGGCAGTTTGGAACCAGTTAAGCTATTGACCTTGGAAACCATGCTGTTAAAGCCACGGATGAATGGACGGATTGCCCCTAAAGCTTTATTGATCCAGCGAGAGATCGTGCTATAAATCCCCGACCAAATACTAGAGGCCTTCGATTTCAGGCTATTCCAAGCGCCAGAAATCGCAGAAGTCACGCTATTCCATACCGAGCTGGCTGAAGACTTGATGCTATTCCAGGTAGACGAGAGCCATGACTTCAAGCTATTCCATAAAGCGGTGGTGGTCGATTTGATTTTGTTCCAAGTAGAAATGGTGAAACTCGTGATCGCATTCCAGGCCGTCGAGATCGCATTTTTGATTCCATTGAAGATGCTTTTCGCACCCGTCCAAAGTGTGTTCCATGCGGTTTTTAGCCACCCTGTGATCGTTGACCAGTTTTGCCAGATCAGATAGGCAAGAACCGCTACGGCGGCACCAATCGCGATAAAAGGTAACAAGGGGGCAATCGCTGACCACCACACCGGAATCTGAGCCAAAAGGTTAATCCTTAGAGCATTCAAAGCCGGAATCATGGCACCCATGATGGCGCCTGCGACAGCGACAATCGCCACTTTGGTTGATTGTGAAAATGTTCGTTCAAAGCCTTCACCAAAGCCAAAATTTTGAATATTGGTGGCCAAACTCGAAATCGCATGAGCGATATGGTCAATCGCGGGACCAATCGTTTTGTCGATGGTGATTTGGGAAAGTTGTCCCATTGATTCCATCAATCGTTGCCCTTGTTCCGATGAGGCAATCATGGCCGCCCCTGCCGCAAGGGCACCCAACTTGATGGTATTAAACAGGGTTTTGGAGAGAGAGGTTGCCTTTTGGGTATTACCGCCAAATTGAGTTGTCCAATCCATCATGCGCACGACGGACTGGCTGAATACCTTACTGGTTGAAGTAGATGACGCGGATAATAGGGCTAAACTTTGGTTGATTTGGTTGGTTGCCGCGATCGTCGAAGCCATGGCCTTCTCAAGGGAAGCCGTTAGATTCTTATCCACCCCGCTGAGTTCGACATACGCCTCACCCAGTTTTTCCGCCATTTCCTTCACTCCTTTCCGTTTCTTTTTTTGCTAGGCGTTTCGCCACTTCTTCAAATTTCTTCAAGCGGTTTTCTTTTGGTTCGGTGGAACCTTTCTTGAATGAGAGGGGTTTATATAAGTCCGTGCCTTTGATGCGTTTTTTGGTATGAGGTTGAATGAGGGCTGCCGCCAGATGAGCAAGGAACTGACGTTCCTGGTCTAACCGCCAGAAATACCCATCGATGCGTTGCCGCAATTCGACCGGAGTCATTCGCCAGAATTCCTCATGGGTAATCCCAATCCTCACCGCGTCTTCTATGATTTCTTGCCAGTGCCACGCTTTTTTTGAGCCGTGCCTTTTTTTTGAGCCGATTCCCAATCTTCCTCAGACATCAGCGAAGTTGCAAAGGCTTCACCGACCGCCGAGAACAGTTGGGGTAATTCGGATTGACTCATCAATTCTCCGACTTCGTTGAGGGTCAGTCCATGATGACGGAGAAAGCCAGCCCAGGCTAAGGTACGAAGAAACGTAATGGAGAGCCGTTGTTCTTCTTGCATCTTGGCCAGTTCCTGCATGATGTCACTGGTGTCTTTCCCGGTAGCCTCTTCGAGTTCTGCTAAGGCGTTAAAGTCATAATGAACGGTGTACCGTTCCCCGTTGATTTCAATGGAGCGTTGCCCTTTGATCTTGTTTGCCATTTTCATCATCCTTTGTTTTTATGATGGATAAGGAAGGGAGGAGAGAGGTTGGCCTCTCCCTCAAGGTTAAACCGTTTCCGAACCGGAAGTGTTGGTGTCGGTGATAGTTGGAGCGGTTTCGCTCAGGGCTTCATTCAAGCGAAGTTCCACCGATACGGTAGAAACATCTTCATCCGGGAACTCACGGCCGATGCTTTCAATCAGCACTTCGCCGTATTCCGCATTCGTTCCATCGAAAACCTTGATATAAGCGAATTTGTTATTGTTGAAGCAGTTTTTCAAGACGAGGTAGCCTTTTTCATCAGCAGAGGATGGATTTGGGAAGTACAGGGCTTCCAAGGAGATGGAGCCTTCTTGACGTCCGTAAATCCCTTTCAGATGTTTGTCCCCTTTGGCTGAGGTGTCGATGATGTTTTTGCTTTGCTCGTCGGACAAGTTGGATTGGTCTGCAACCGGGATGTATTTATCGGTATAGGTGGTACCTGCATAATCCTTGTCGTATACGTAAATCAAAACATTAGAACCGTTGATTGCCATAAAAGAGTCCTCCTTAGAATAAAAAATTCCCCATGAAGGGGTTATTTGGCTTGAATGGTAAACGTCAAGGTCACTTGCATCACATCGAGACGGGAGTCAAATCGATCCTGTTGTTCATAAGGGAGCACAATGGGACCATTCGCCCGACATTTGACCGTTTCCCATGTCGTATAATGGCCGGGTTCATCAGGAATGGGAATCTGAAGTGGTTTTCGGTCAAAGAGTTCATAGACCCGTTCCGCCATTTTCTCCACATAGGAATAATCGTAATCAACGGTTTCGGGCTTCTTGTCTTGCTGATAAAAGCAAAGGATGTCACGAGTGATGTCTCTCGCTCGTCGGGTTTTCGAACCGAAGCGAAGAGATGGCACATCGGCAACATGGCCAGCACATTGGATGAAGGCTAAGTGGACTTTGCTTTGATCATTTCGGATCATGGGTGTGTAGTCTTGCCAAGAGTAAATGGCTGGCACAATACGTTGCTTTTCTGTGGATGTGGCTGCATCCCAATAAGCTTCATTCATGAGAGAGAGAAGACCTGTATTGGGAAGGTAGTTTCCCGTTGAGTCTTTCTTCCCTGAGAGGAATTCGTCATCTCTTAGCTTTTTGACGATCGCATCCGTAATGACGCTCACGTGTGCACCTCCTTTCTCGGGTAAAGAAGGTTATCGCTTTCGTCGGGTCAGATTCTGATAGATCGCCCGTTTTTCTTCTTGCATCGTGCGAACCATAAATGACCGATTTCGATACAATTCCAAAATCAAGCCGTATTCTTCGCCCATCGTGACGTATCCTGTCCAGGTGATGCCCCGTCTGGTTTTTCCGCCTTTGACGGTACGACCACGGATGGATTTGGCCAAGTCTTTGGAACCATAGTGAGGCAATTCCCCCGGTTTGGAAGGGTTTTTCCCTCCTTGGTTACTGGTTCTGAGCAAATTCCGCTTGATTTGTTCCACCAGATAGGTGGTCGCGTTCTGCACGTTCTCCTTGTTGTGCGATTCAAAGCGATCCAAGGTTTCTCTGATATAAAACTTTTGGCGTACTTTTCGTGCCATCGGCCTCACCTTGTTTCCGAAACGGTGATCAGATACTCTTCATCCGCTTCATCTACATTCACTACGGATTCAATCACATATTCAAAGTACGTGCCATTTCCTTTGACTACACGCACACGCCATCCAGACGTAGGCGTATAGATCATGGTTTCACCAGTCAGCGGATCAGACTTTTCATATTGCCAATAGCGCATGCGGATTTCAGCGGTCACCTTATTAAAAACGAATCGGGCTGAATAGAGCGGTTCGCCCCGTAATGTGCGAAAAGCGGCCCAAAATTGTGGATTGGGTGAATCCAAAGGGGAATGATTGGTTCCATCCGGCATGAAAAACTCCACCCGATGCTTCATTGTTCCGATATCTAATGCCATCAGCGAATCCCCCTTCGGTTCTGGTACAGATAAGCCGCGCGCTCCAAGCATTCCTGTTTCATCGCCGCAGGCAACCGAGGCACGCCTGCAGGGGGAGTCGTTCCCGCGTCTGTCCAATATCCGCCTTTGTATTGCACCTCGATCTTTTTCCAACCCGCAGGAAAGAGACCCCGCAGCAATCCTCGTTTGGCGTCCAACTCATAAGCACTGGCAGAAACCGCCGTTTCATCCACAGTCACCGACGTGATACTGAGGACAGGGAATGCCGACAGGAAGAGAACGCCTTCCACTGGGGAGTAAAAGGTCTCCGTATGATCGCCGTATTCATAGATGCGACCATGCGCTTGTTCCATTTCGGATATCGCCGCAGCAATCAGGTGATCCAGCATGCCATCTTCCGCTGTGGAAGTCGTATCCAATTTCAAGTAGGATTTCAAATCATCTTTGGTGATGATTGCCATCATTTCTCACCTCCCTAAGTCTCATAAATCAGGTAGGCATCCACAGAGGTGGTCCCACGCCGATTGAGGAGTTGAATTTTAATAAACTTGGCTCCGAATTCGACTTTGGGGTCAAAAATTTCGGATTGGGCGTAATATTCGTCGTACATGTTCACTCCACACGTGTACTTGGTTCCATGTACGATGACGGGAGCGCCTGTATCCGCCACCGAGGATTGGGAAATGGACACTTCATATTGAGGTTTTAACCCTGTTATGGGATCATCGGGAAGTTCGGCTACCACCAAGCGACAACGTACGTACGTGCTAATATCAATCCATTCCGTTTCAGCCGTATCCCCACTGACGATCGTCAAGGGATAGATCGTGTAATTCACTGGCATGATGGTTTCCCTCCTTCCTGCCTACTTTTTTCACAGTCTGCGTCCAGAAACATCAAGTGGAAAGAATGGTATAGGGTCCTCTGACCGCGGCATTGAATCGTTCAGCCGCATACAGGGCTTGAAACACGCGCTCTCGGGGGTCTTTTTCCTTACTGGCAAACAGTGCACCTAGAGCGACATGGGAGCCAGACCCTATCGCATCCATCCCGTCGGAGAATTCCGCTACTTGGAAGTCACTGTCGATGCGGAACAGGCGGTTTTGGTACCCGACGAGAAAGGTGCCAGCCGATTCTTTGTTGGATTGAATCTGAGTGTATCCCCCTTGTTTCAAGCAATCCCGTATAGCATCGATAAAGGTGGTGCACATGAACTGGTAAAGATCCTCACGGCCTTCAGGGGACGGGGGGACAAAGGAAAACCGGAGTAACTGCCCCATTCTGAACGAGGAGGTAAATCCGATGAGAAAGGGACCTTGTTTAAACACCTTGGGATCGCGACGGACTTGTAAATGATAGTGGGAAACGCCTGCACAGTCTCCACCAAGATACACCTTGTTGTCCGCAACCAATCCAACGATACACGTCATGGGTGTGCTCCTTTCGTACTCAACACGGGAACCAATTCACAGCGGCAACCGACATACAGGGGAGGATGAAGAAGATCGCGGGAAACACGAAGAGCCTTCGATCCGACTTGAATGAGTTGCCCCTCCAATAAAAAAGCCTCGTTTCGTCCGCGGCGTTCATAGGCCAATACGGAACAAAACGGGCTGGTACACGCGTGAGTATGCCATTCTTTCTGTGATATGTGATGAAATTCCATCCACTGGAGCGTGGTCTCTTGTTTGACATGGTGCAACAGATACGGAAGAAAGGTGGGGAGTGCACGAATGCGGCGATTAATGATGCCACGGAGTTCATCCCGGATTTTCGTTTCCGTGAAGAGATGCCGTTCAGCCACCACTCCCAGACGTTGAACGTCTTTCCTCATGGCCTCCATGTAGCGATGCGCCCAACGATGGGTCAGCGTGGAAACCCACGAGGGAGAAAGACGCATAGGGGAGAGGCGATTCCAACGGTCCAGGGTTTGTTCCACCACGTGCTGAATCGGCTCTTTCCAACAGGCCGCGAGTCGTTCTTCTTCCTCCTTCATCTGCTTGATACACGCGCGGGTTTGCTTGCGATACCATGCGGGATGAGAGGGGGAAGAGACAAACCAACTAGGCCATTGTCCTTTCCATTTTCGCAACAACGTTCCCGTTTCTTTGACTAAGTTAGGGGTTTCTGTTTTCATCAAATGTCATCAATCCTACCGACGTATATTTGGGAAGGTCTCCACGCAGGTCTTCCGGATCGGGAGCCTGCTCAATGTCTCGAAGGATTTCGTTAAAAATGAGATAGGCAGTGTAGGGATGATCGAGATAGTTTCGGCTAAAGGTAGGGCCACCAACCTCGCCAACCACAAACCCATCGTCTTCGTATTCCTGAATGATCTGTTCGATTACGGGCTGAAGGGTAGGGGGGTCAACTTGTAGTTTCCCTTCATCCCAAGTAAGTGTGATGCGACTGCCTAACCAACCGGTCATAGAGAATTTCATTTGATTGATGCCCACCACCCTAAGAGAAACATGATATATTCCGGGTCTTTTTCCATGTCTTTTCGACTATTTGTGGGAATGGCATTGCCTCCAAATAAGACCTCGGAACCGACACTAAGAAGTTCGTAGAAATAATCTTTGTAGTACACATTGTTATAGAAGTGACCGAACCCGCCATAGATCGCCTCTTGGTTCCCGTAGATTCGATGAATGGCTTCGCTGTCCGGGAAACCATAGTGCTTGACCATGACCTCACTCAATGAGCGAATCTCGTAGCTTCCGTTACTTTCGACGACCTTGTAAAAGTATTGCTGTTCCAGTTCCCTTGAGGGTTCATGAAGATGTTCAATTCGGTGCATGGTCTCATGAAACACGCTCACAGCCGTAATGGGATCATCATAGTTTGGTTTAATGGTCATGGTGCCAACCCCGTGCGAGGAGTAACTGGCGCGCCCCTTCTTTTGAAATTGAACCACCATAGGTTGTTCGCTGATTTTTTGCAAGATGGAACGGGGGAGATAGGGTGCGACCTGTTTGGCGAAAAATCGTTCAAACTGCTTCTTTTCTTGATCGTCTCCACTCACAGGGAAGACCGAAAGCCGTTTGTCTCCGGTATGATAGCCAAAGTCCTGAAACTGGGATAGGACACGTAGCCGAATATCCCGCAGTCGTTCCTCTTTTCTTCGCTCTTGACGGAACAAGGTGATCATCAGCTCGTTTTTCTTCCGCTCTTCTTCCTCCGTGAGTTTCCTTCCCATGTAGGTGTTTAGTTCATCCACGGTTTGCTGATAATCCCGATAGATTTTTTCATATCGCCGTTCAATCTCGTCATGCAGAATGTTGCCGATTTGCAAAATCGTATCCACGTCCATGGGTTCCTTCTGCAACAACGTGCGAACCTTCTTTTGATAGTTGCGCACAAGCACAGGGTCATATTGCGGTCTTCGCCAATGGTTGGCAAGGGGTCGGTTCAACTGAGCTTGTGGCTTGACCGGGATGCGGACAGGCTGATTTCGAATCACGGGAATTACGGAACATTGACAGTTGGGATGTACGGGCGGCCATAAGAGATCTTTCACCATCAAAAGGGGCTTTTTCCCTTCGACTTCGAGGGCATCCCCTTTTTGGATAAAGGATTCGTCGAGACCCGTGATGTGCCCATGCAATGCCTGACAGAAGGGGCAAGCGGTACGTTCCGCTTTCCACATCTTCTCTTCGATGCCATATTGCCTAAATTGATGAACCAACAATGCGTTGGCTGCGCTCACGGTGATGTCTGTCGAAATCATCCGGGCTCGTTGTTCAACGGATTTCCAGAACTCATCGAGAACTTGATTGGCTTGTTCATCATTGAGAAGGTCTACGTTTGATAGTAATTGGTCAATCTTTCTTAGATACCGGTCCATGATGGATTTGGCGTGCTCCTCCGCTATACGGATATACCAATCATCGAATCGGTTGTTGATGGGAACTTTTCCTGTCCTGCGCGCGAGTTCATTGTTGACATACGTGGCTAAGGGGTCATGCAGACGTTTGACATGCGATGCAATCAAGTCACTCAACGTCTTGGTTTCCCGACGCACTTTATCCCTCAACCGTTTGCGGAGTTTTTTCTTCGCGTCTGGGCTGAGGGCTTTCTGAGACCATGATTTCTGAGACAACGAGGACAGAAGGGACAGGCGAAGGGTTCGAATAAACCGGATCCATTCCTCCTCAAAAAGGGGGATGACGTCGTCCTCCATGCGACGGATCGTGTCATCAAAGTCATCAAATTGGCTGAGGTACTCTTCGACCTCCAACTCTTTTTCGTCATACAAGGGAGGGGGCAACAGGTCAAAGATGCGTTGATTCCCTAGAATGGGATCGGGTTCTAGTCCCAGAGCGAGTCGCGCTTCATTGAGCGTCATCTGTCCGAGTTGGAACGATCGGATGACGCTCATGAGGGCTTCCGTTTCCTTTCCGGAATGAACTCATCGCTGGGAATGACTTGGAGTGGGGGACGCATGGACTTCAATCCGGGTTGCCCTTGTCCTTGGAGTTGGAAGGCGTATCGGTCGCCTAGTGTATCATCCGGTTTCATGCCGAGTTCCATCCGGGCTTCATTGAGTGTCGTGATCCCGGCTTGGAAGGCTTGAGACACGCGAGCAAATTTGCGCTCTTCGTTTTCTTGTAGCGCCTTGACTTGAGACAGATCAAATTGAGCAACAAGCCCTTCACTGGCCAACAGTTGCGCGGTGATTTTAGATTCAATCCGTTTGAGTGCCGGGACGATGGTTTCTTCCCACAGGTGTTTCCGCGCTTCGCTGTAGTTGCTGTATTTTCCGCCGTATTTGATACCGGTATAGGAGGGGATGAGTACCGGGTCGACCCCGAATGCCCCGCAAATCCGGGTTTCCGTCAGGGCCCGAACGGTTTCAAATTCCATGTCAGAAAAACTGAGGCCAATTTGTTTGTAGTCCAAACCTTGCCCCAATACCGCTGGCTTGAACCGATTTCTACCTTTGAATCCTTTAAACCATTGGAACCATTTTTCTCTGGTGCGTTCCACTTCTTCTTCACGCAAGCGCTGATCAGAAGAGAGGATCCCATAAGGAACCGCAGCGTTTTTAAAGAAGGCACGGGTAAAGTCGGTAGCTTCATTATCAATGCCCACTTCACGCATGACACGAGCCAGAGGGGAGAGACCCATGCTTGGATTCAAGGGATCAGGGAACTTGAGATGTAGGATTTGCCAAGGTTCAAATCGGATCGGCTGGCCACTCACTTGATAGTGGTAAGCCACAATATTTCCGGCATCATTTACTACAGGTATCATGCAATCCGAGCGTAAGACTTCCATTTCAACGATCGGCGCATCGATGTGATTCCGACGCAGGAGCAGATACGCATTGCCGGCTGTGTTCAAAAAGGTATGCACCCATTCCCATAACTCATAAGAGGAGAGGAAGGGGTTGGGTCGGGTGAGTAGGCGAGAAAGCCAGTGATCAGGTAGCTCCTCTAATCCTTCGGGCGTAGGTCGGTACACCTTGAGCGGTGCTTCCGGGGCCGAGGTGGCAATCATGCTGATGCAGGCGGAAGCGATGCTGTTTTTGCGGTATCCTTCCTCGGTCAGGGCATAAAGGTCAATCTCCGGGTCCGTACGGACATGAGTCCAGGTCGTAAGAAAGGTCGGAGCCGCTTTCTTCTCAAACTGTTTAATTCGTTCCGATAAGTTGAACACACGGTTCACCTCTTTCGATCAAAATAAAAAGACCCTGAAGGGTCGGTTTAGATCAACCATCGCATTAATTCACTTCCATCTATCAGTCGAATTTGTTCCTTTTTTGCATATTTGATTCCTGCACTCGTAAAATAGCCAGTTGTAATAAAATAGGCTTCATCTGCATTATGAAAGTGTTTCACTCCAACGAATTTCATAACTTCGCCGGACGGTACTTGTTTTTGATATCTCTTGCATTGAACAATGATTCTTTTTCCATTCTTATAACAATCTAAGTCAATGCCTTGATCACCTGTTGCCTTAGTGACCTTAACCAGATAACCTCTTTTTTCAAATTGTTTGCCTATAAAGCGTTCAAACTCGAAAGGATCCATCTTTTTTAGCTGGTCCAAAGTATAAGTAACCTTAGGTATCTTCTGCTCTTTTGGAGCAATAACATTTGTAAACTGACCAAGGGAGTCACCATATTTTTGTCGGAATCTGTGGGATTCAATGGCGTCGTGTTCAAGCCAATGGCGAATTATCATAACTATTGGTTTTATCCATTTCGCCATAAAATGGAGAGCCTTTATACTTAATCGGAAATAAAATAGGATAAACTCTTTCAGAAATAACCCAAATTCCCGCAAAAACCCTCTCATCTTCTTTCCTCTTTCCTATAGATGTTATTTAGTATTTCGGTCGTTAAAGGTTCTTTAACGTCAGAATACAGGATAAATTAAAAGAAGAGGAGAGAATAGAGACAATTTAGGGCAAACTATCGCAATTCACCAAGTAATACAAAATCGTAAGGTGTCACCTTCTTGATAATCGTATCCATATCAATCACTCCTTTAAACAAAGATCTGCATGGGACCATGCGCCTTCAATGTCCAGCAGGCCAACCCCAATGACATCACACAATCATCATGGGCTCCTTTTGGGGCATTGTAGGTGATGTTTCCACTCTTGGTCATCTCATACTGGAATATCTCTAACTCATGAATCAATTCAGGGAGTTCCGGAAAGCTGATTTCCTCCCGTTCCAACAACATTTGCAAGTTCTCAATCATCTGCTGTTTGGTCTTATTGGTGAAGAGAAAGCCTTCCACATACAAGCCCCGTTGTTCCAATGCTTCGATCACGACATCGCCTAAACCGGTAGAGTCCACAATGACTTGGGCATCGTTATACTCCTTGGCCATCTTCACGATTCGCTCGATCTGTACTTGCCAACTCACTTGGTTGAATCGATCAAAGGCAACCACTTTTCTTTCCTTTACATCGATGACGGTCAACACCGTAAAGTCAGCTTTACGAGCCAAGTCCACGCCCAGGATATATGCTTTACCAAACTGGGGAGGCTCCAAGATTCCTTTGATACAAGCCCGGATGTTTCGGAACACACCTGCACTTTCCTCTAAGAACTCCGCTTCATACTCTTGCCGATAAGGTTTTTCTGGCAAGGTCCGTTTCACATCATCCAGCTCTGACTTCGGAATCAACGGATTAGAAGAGGTAGGAAAACGGAAGCTTTGGTACTCCGGGTACTCAGGGTCTTGGCCACGCAAATATAATTCATAGAACCAGTTCCGGCCCTTGGGCGTGGAAATAAAAATTGCCCTCCCTTGCGTATCCGTGAGGGTAGGGCGAAGTGCTTCTTCCCAGGCTTCTCTTTTAACCAAAGCGGCCTCATCGACAATCAACAGATGAACGCCTTCTCCACGAAGGGAGTCGTAATTGGCAGCCGAACGAAATTCGAGAACGGACCCGTTTTTCAGTTCAATTCGTAAATCCCCATTTCGTGCTTTATCTATAAACGGAGCCAATGCACGTCTGGCCAATCGATAAGCGATCAGGGTTTGACGATTGAATGGAGCAACCCACCAGCAAAGGGAACGGGACTGTTCCAAGGCTTGCTTCATCATCTCGGCCACACAAGCAAATGTCTTCCCCCAACGACGACCACAAGTCAGGATTCGGAACCGGGCAGGGGAGTCATGAAGCACCCATTGCGCCGTATGTGCTTGGTAACCTTGGACAATCACAGGTTCAGAAGAAGGAATACCGACTTCCCATTCTTGCAAATATCCATCGGGAGCGTAGAGACTCATGATTCTTCTTCCTTCCTTTTGCCAAAGTCCAAAATGATTCGTTGAGGTTGGCCCGTTTCATGGGGGAGGGAATCAAGCACATTTTCACGGCCCCATCGTTTAGGGAATCGGCGAGAAAGTTTCCATGCGGCGGCTTGCCAGCTTCCCTTTTTGGCGGCCTTTTCGATGTGGGCAAGATCCCGAATTTCGGATTCAGCCAGAGCCATAGTGACTTGATCATGAAAGTCACGGTAAATGCCTTCTTCTTCTCTTGCTCCTTGTCGCATCCAATTATAGATGGTCTGCTTTGACACCCCCGCATAAGCGGCAGCCGTTTCAATATAATGTCCAAGTCGAATGACGGAAACGATCTTTTTCTGTAGTTCAGGGGTTAGTTTGGTTGGTCGAGACATCGGCTTCCACGCTCCTTCACCTCCTGATACTCTTTTTATAATTTTCTAGATAAGCAAATATAAAATAGTTTATTATTAATATTAGAATTAAGAGCACCTATGTTGTGTCTATTTACATCTTGGAGGAGGATCATCATGAAAAAGAAAATTAGGTGGGGTATACTTGCGCTTCTTAGTTTGGTACCTATGTTTCCATCTACAATTCACGCAGCAAATAATTCATCAGTTACTTTTACAGCGAATGTAAATGGGTATGGACAAATTTATCAAATGAATGATGATGGAACCAATATTCATGCGGTTAGAAGTAATACTTTTAATGAAGAGGAAGCAACTGTTTCCCCAGACAAGTCTATGATTGCTTTTGTTTCAAATATGGACGGTGATAATGATATCTACGTCATGGATGCAGATGGATCAAACCTCAAGAAAGTAACTGATAACAACGTTCCTGATTTTGCACCGGCCTGGTCACCAGACGGCAAGAAAATTGCTTTCTTAACGACAACAGATGGCTATAACACCACAAAGCTTTGGATTACAGATATTGATGGAAGTAATCCAATAAATGCTACGCCGAAATGGTCAACGGTTTCGAGTGGAGACCGTCCCATTCGCTTATACGATATTGCTTTTTCACCAGATGGATTAAAATTGGCTATTACAACCGGATACAACGTAGATCTTGCTATTGTGAATATAGATGGAACGGGTTATGTTAACTTTAGCGATGAACTGATCGGTCAATGGCATCATGTCCATAAACCTCAGTGGTCAAAAGATGGTTCCAAAATTCTCTTTAGTTATGAAACGAGTGAAGCGGATGTTCCAGGCCAAGAGGGAGATGTCATGATTGCTACTGTAAAGCCAGATGGTACAGGATACCAAGAGATCTATCGTACTCAGAAGTTAGAAATTGGACCTGCTTTTTATTCACCTGACGAAAATCAAATTATATTCACTCAAACTGTACCTGGTGAAAATTACGAAACTGATTGGAACTATACTCGCCAGATTTTCAAAATGAATGCTGATGGTACGAATCTTCAACAATTAACTAATCCACCAACTAATGTTCTATGGGTTGATGATTGGAAATAAAAATCATTAAGACCCCGGTACCCCGCCGGGGTTGACTATTTATTCGCCAAATTTACATTGTCTATCACCCTAAAATCACTTGATAGCAATCCATCCCGCAAAGTTTAGATGTTTCCAAAACAACTCCACATGCCTGAATCCCGCCTGCTTCAGCAGTTCCCTATTCCAATCCAGTGTAATGGGCGTCATTATATGACGTAAGGATTCGGCCTTTGCGTGAATGGCATCCCAACTGTATCCGTTCCGATGTTTAAAGTGGTGATACTGATCAATGAATAGTTGGTCCAGAGGAGCAGAAGAGGCAATGACTTTTTCCACCAAGAAGAACGCGCCCCCCTCGAGCAACGAATCATAAACCTGTTGAAGGAGTTGGATGCGATCGGACACCGTAAGAAACTGTAAGGTCAGAACGCCCGCCACGACCGAGGGTTGCAGGTCAGACGGATAATCGGCGGGGAGGTGCGCGTATCGGATGGAGACATCGGGGTCATCCGCAAACCGCTCCTTGGCTCGTTCCGCCATGGCTAAGCTGTGATCCAACCCAACATAGCGAACGGGAACACCTTTTTGAGACACACGTTTCCACATCTGAATGGTATCGCCCAGACTACACCCCAAATCAATGACATCGGAATCGGCTTGAATAAATGGCTCGGACAGGTGAGCCAAGAGTTCCCTCATGGTATAGAGGCCAGGGATGGAGCGGGAGAGCATATCCGGGAAACAGCGAGCCACTTCTTCATCAAACACCCAAGGCCCCTTGGGTCGATGGGTTAAGCTTTCCATCCGACTCGCTCCCATCTCTGTTCAAATGCTTCCAAGGCAGCCGATACCCGATCCATGCGAGAACCATCCGAATAGGGGAGGTTAAATTCAAAGGCGATGGCTTCTCTGACCCGTTCCTTGGTAATGGTGGGGGTTTCGGCTTCGATGTAGTATTGCTGTTCCAGTTCCCGCATGCGCACGTGTTCAAAGAATGGGGTGAAGAGTTGCAACAGCTCCTGTTTGGTGTGATACTTTTGGACCTTGGGAGTCCCTCGGGAAAGGTCGCCCAACAAAATGCCCTCTTCATAATCGAGAAGAAACTGCCCGTTTTTGCTAAAGTTGTTACTGCGTTCTTCCCGAAAAAAGCGGGTATATCCGTTATTCGTCCGGTTCATCGCCCACACGGCCACTTTGGTTTTCTCGGTACAGAGACCGGCTAACAAGGCCACGATGTGTTCGCGATCCGCTTGAAAGGGAACGGAGTTTAACACACTGGATAAAAAGATCGTGCTAAAGGCTTTCCCTGTGGCAATGACGGATAAAAAGTGATCCACGATGGCCAATGAGGCGTCTTTATCCACCTGTGAACTTCCGGGCGGGCAGTGATACGGTTCAAAGGGAGTCACATCAATACCCGCTTCCCGTAGGATGTGGGTATCGGTGAGATGTCCAGCCCCAAAGTCACAAATGGTCTTGCCGTAGTAGCGAATCCATTGGATACGTTCTTTCCCTTTCAGTGCCTTCATCTGGTTGGATGGCTTTTGGAACAGGTGGATATACATACCCAGTCCCAATCCGGCTCGGCTGGTCAATCGTCTACGAAAGGCCCCGGTTCGCAGCATATCGGCATATTCCTCATGGATGGTAAAGTCCATGGACAGTTGGTTGAGTGCCATATCAACGGCATCGGCTCGTTCCTCCTCAATGAAGACCACGGGAATTCGCTCCATCTTTTTCATCGCCCAGAGATGAAGACGCCCCAATCCATTCAACACCCGATTATCCCTTGTGGCAATCAGGGGAGGGAGGGGAGAGATCTTGGATAATTGTTGTGCCGTCACGGTGGCATAGGGTCTAAACCGATGTACATTTTTTTGCAAAAATGGCTGAATGTCACTCATTTCATACGATAGACAAGGGTAGGGATCAGTGGTAGGGGTGATCCCTTTGGGAACGTCTGACATCTGAAAGGTTCTGGTGGTTTGGTGCAAATCATTGGTCCCACGATTGAAAAGAATGTTAAAGGTTTTTCTTTTTTCGATGGGCAATTCTTTGGAAACCATCACAGGCACTTGGGTAAAGCCCAACTCTTTGGCCACCCGATGACGCTGATGGCCGGAGAGAATCTCCCCATCGGGATGAATGACCAAGGGGAGAAGGAAGCCAAAGGTAGAAAGGGACCAGGAGACCTTGGATAATCGTTCTTCATCCGCCTGACGGGGATTGTAGTGAGAGGGAAAAATGGAATCAATATCAACTAATTTCATGGAACCCCAACCTTTGTTTGATCTCTTGATGGATGGATTTTCTATCGAAACCGACGGCGAGTTGGATTTCGTTTAGCCACTCTTCAAAGACTTCGCGTTCCACAAGGAAGTGATAAGAACCGATGGTGACTTTGACATCCGCCTTCTTATAGTCGATCTCTTCTTCGTCGGCATCTAAATCATCCCATTGGGCATCGGGGAGGGACGTAAGCAATTCGTCAAGTTCCTCCTCGTAAAAGCCCGTGAGTGTTAACAGGTCTTCGTCTAATTCCTCTAAGAGCGTAGCAAGTAATTCCTCGTTCCAATCGCCTCCCACTTTGTTCAGGGTGACGTTGAGTGCTTTTTCCTGTTGCTCATCGAGATCCACGACGGCACAGGGCACCTTCGTGTAACCTAATTCTTTGGCGACTTTAAACCGTTGGTGACCCCCGACCAAATATCGGGAACGTTTATTCCAAATCAAGGGATCGACCAACCCGAAGGTTTCGATGGACTTTTTCAGCTTCTGATAAGCCGGGTCTGTGGGTTGTAAGTCCACCCGGGGGTTATAGGGAGCTGGATGAATGTCATCGATCGAAATCCATTCGATTCGTAATTCCTTCATGGTATCCTCCTGAAATGAAAAAAATCCGTACCCAAAGGCACGGAGAGGGGAGAGAGATTTTTGGTTATCCTTAGTATAAGGGATGGAAGGAGGGGGATGCGCATCAGAATGGAGATAACCTTTGCCTCACAAATGTATCACTATCACATCTTGATAAATTAATGGTCTTCTTGCTAGAGAACGAAGTCCTTAAATGGGAATTCAATATTACTTAAATTAAGTTTTTGACTTAACGTTCACAAGCCAATCTAAGTTTTCTGATTAAGTCAACGCTGATCTATTGACTAAATGTTCTATTCAACCCTTTTAAAGACACAAGAGGATGATAAATTAGGCTCTTTTCCCAAAAATAAAAGATCGTCCTTTATTTTAAAGTAAAAAATTAAAGATTTATTCATGTTCCTTTCGACATTAAAAACAGTTGCGTTAAACTGTACTTGATTATCACTTAATACTTTGTAAGTCCCTCCAGCAGCGCCTTGAGGCCCTCTAGTTTCAAATGCTCCAGATTTAAAAGTGAAATTTGGATCGCAATCTGCCCAACCATTGTTATTAACGTTAGCTCTTTGTGTCTCCTCCTGATCTAAGTTCCAAGTTCCATCAAGCTCAGCTTCTGGGTTAGGTGCAACCACATCTTTTACTTGAACAACAATGGTTCCCACGCCAATTATGCTTAGAATGGCAATTACAACAACCCCTAACAAAAACATCGGCATCAATCCATGTTTCTTTACATTGTTTATCGTGTTGTTTGCAACATTGGATACTTTCTCGATAAAAGTCATCTCTTCCGCCTGATTGACCGTACCAAAATTGTCCCGGCCAATGTTTGTTTCAAAGTGATTGGATTCCTCATGAGGAGATTTCTTTTCATCCGTCATACTCTTACCCTCCGAAAATATCGTTAATCAGTTGAAGCGCGCTCGTAAGCAATGCACCCGCACCAAAAAACGAATTATACCGGTTAGCTACCTCTAAAGCTTTCTGCACCCGACTTTTTTCTGGTTGTGACGAGTTCAGCGAACGTTGAGCATCCAAGAGAAGTGGTACCAACTCATCACGGGCTGCTGCCGGAAATGTGTCACTCTCAGCCACATTCTTGATCTCTTGTAAGATAACAATGAGTTCCGTTTTCTTCTTAGTTTGCGGATCAGGCTGGATATGGATGTTCTTACCTTGGCTGATCTGGCCATAATTGTCTCGACCAACAGACACGTTTTGATTAAAGGTATCTTTTTCATTTTTATCTGTCATAACATTCACTCTTTCCTAATTTATGTCACCATCATTATACTACGGAGAAATATGAATAAGTAGCATTTATTTTGATTTTTTAAAAAATAAATCCCTATGACGTACGAAAAAAACAGAAAATCAGTTAACACCATTAATGGTCCCATTTCCAGAAGTAGAAGCTATCACCACGCCGTTATGAGGTCTGTTTTTTTTCATTTATTGGATTAACGTGTAGGTAGTCGGTTAAATTGTGTCTAAAATATGTCTAAACGTGTATTTTTCCCGGATTGATACCGTGACCCCGAGAAGAATTCAACGCATCGAAATGAGAAAGTTTCCATTAAAAAAAGACCTGGATTAACCCAAGTCTTTCTCTTTTTGGCTGGACTTGCTCGACAGGAGTCGTCTCAATATAATAAAGAAGAGATCCCGATTGATCTCTCCTTTAGGAAATGATTTATGCTCCCGTAAGGTGGGAGCTTTTTTATTTTCCCTTAGAAAATCGTGCATTCAATTCCTTCCGCCTTTCCTCCACCCGCTTGTGCACGGGAGCCATCCGTTCCTCTTCAAGCTTCCGATAATACTCCCTATGTTCCGCATGTTCCTCACAGACGTATTCCTCGTTCCAAAGGGGAGCGAGACAGATGCGGCAAATCGCGTAGGATTCGGGTCGGCTCATGACTTTTCCTTCTCCATTTTTTTCGCCAAGCGATAGGTGGCTTTCCGTCTTTCGGCTTCGGCCTCTTCTTCGGCCAGTCTCTTGGCGATTTCCTCTCTTTGCTTCTCCAACTCTTCTTCCGTTTCTTCAAGGGTATATAGTTCATCCACGGAAACTTCGAGGATTTTAGCCATTTTATAAAGGGTATCAATCCGGGGATATGCAGACTGACTGGTCCACATGGAAACTTGTTGTTTCACGACCCCCAAGGCAATGGCGAGATTGGATTTGTTCGGCTTCACCTTTTTGTCACCCAATTGGATCATGAAGCCTTCGTGCTTTTTCTTAGCTAGGATTAAGTCGAGGTTGCAGATCAGCATATTTTTCATCCTTTCTTGTTTCAAGTGTCCATCGATTATTATAGCAGATCATAACGTAAATGTAAAACAAAAAACGAATAAAGAAGTCTATTATTTAACAAATGGGCAAACCCTTTGTTTTATTTTTAACAATCGGACAAAAAAATGATATAATGATTACCATGATGACAAAAATGGATCTCGTTCTGACATCTAGGGAGGGCAAAATGGATTGGAAAGAAACCATGAGGAGCGTTGTGAAGGAAACGGAATTAGCCTTATATCAGTATCCGATCTGGAAGATGTCCATTGAGAATCAAAAGGAATGGGAAACCATTCTTCCATCCATTACGCCACAATATAAAGAAAAGACAAGCCTTGCCTATAGTGAGTACCAGTCCTCGACAGAGCGTTGTGTCATTGAAAAGAACATGAAGGAAATCAAGACCCACCAGATTGAAAATTCCCTTTCTCTGCTTACCGAATGGGAACGAAATTACATTGAAGAAAAATACTTTAATCCCCGACATCCCTCTGATTACGAAGTGTGTGAGGAGATTGGAATATCCCGGGCAACGGTCACTCGATTAAAGGTGCCGGCTCTTTTAAAAGTAGCAGCCGCCTTAAATATTCCGTATGCAGAAGAGTGTCTGACTCAGTATTATATGAAGAAGATGGCATAAGGAGATCAATGATGAGTACAACCATAAGAAATGACATCCAACTTCACTTGTGCCAAGCCATCAACCAGGTGAATCAGATAGGGAAATGTTATGGCATACAGGAACAGGAGCTAAGACAGCTTCAGTTCTCCTTATATCGCATTCTAGAGATATTGGATCAACCGAGAATGATGGAACGAGTCACTCAAGTGAAAAAGGATCAATACCAGTTTTTCATGATGAATTCTGGTTGATAAAAGGAGTCCAATGTATGAAACCACCTAAGCACATTGTGAGTGTGTCAGCCTATATTGAAAATCATCAGGGTGAAGTCCTTCTCATCCGAACGCAACAGCGTGACACATGGGAAATCCCTGGCGGACAAGTTGAAGAGGGAGAGCCCCTACATGAGGCCCTCATTCGAGAGGTAAAAGAAGAAACGGGGGTCCTGATCAAGCCTGTAGGGATCACCGGCATTTATCAAAATCTATCCATCGGGGTGGTGGCCATCGTCTTTTACGCGGAGGCACTTACAACCGAAATAACGATGCAACCGGAAGAAATCCAAAAGGCAAGATTTGTGAAGCTGGATGAGACAAAAATCGATGAACTCATCCTTTATCCCACCTTTCGTTCGCGCATCCGTGATGCGATGAAAAAGCAATGGATTCCTTATGAAGCATGGGAGGTGAATCCATTTTGTTTATTACAGAGGTTGGATCAAAGAACATAAAAACAGGCTAGGATTTATCCCGCCTGTTTTTCTTGTGTAGTACCATTTCATCTTATCTACTTGTTAACCCTATCTTCCTTGGGATCAAAAGATATTTTATAATATAAATAATAATAAGAAAAATATAAATAGACATACTAATTATAGTTGGTTATAATAAAATCAGAAATATAAGATTATTGATAGAAACTACAACAAAAAGGAGGCTAAGTTATATGAAACGAAAGTTGGCGTCAATGTTGTTTGCTGCTTTATTTGTCTTTGTTTTTAACAGTGAAACTTATGCTTCTGCTGGTGACTTTGTGACCGAAGATGGGAAATGGGACGGTTATGTAGTTACAGATAGTCATTATAGGAATGTTTACGTTTTTGTTAATGACTTATATCGAGTCAACCGTAATAGTGGCGCATCAACATATATGGGAAAAGATGCTTCAGCATTAAGTGTTCGTCTTTGCAGTGAATCCAGTGGTAACTGTACTGCTCCTAAATCATTTAACTCTAACGCAGAAGCTTATTTTACTGATATGTTACCTGGTGATTATTATGTTGATATTAGTGATAGTTGGCCAAACTATTACTTTAAAGGCTATCAGGAATCAGATTCATATTCATAAAAAAGCCTAGCATAAGTTGTAGTAATTTTTCGAAAATATCTGATGAGGTGAAAAAATGAAAAAAAAGGTATTAAAACTGTATTCTTTCTTGCTGTGTTTAACAGGCGCCTTTGTTTTAAACACTTCTGCTGCTCATGCAGACAGCTACTTTGAAACAGAGGATGGAGCTTGGGATGGATCAATTACTATTAGTGTTGATTTTTATGATGTAGTTGTGGGTATTCGAGATCTTTCCAGCATCCCAAGTGGATATCGAGTTTCTGGTGAAGATATAGTAGTTAGACTTTGTAATTCAAGCACAGGAAACTGTACAGCCTACAAAAATGTAACAGCAAATAGTGCTGGGTATTATGATGCAATTTTTACATCGATGAAACCAGGAACTTACCGGCTTGATGTAAAAGATACTTTATCTTACTATCGTGTCAAAGGATATAGTTCATTAAACACTTTGGGTGATTAGTATTATTAAATCCTAGAAAAGTGCACACACTTTATGGTTACAACTGCATCATCTAAATATAAAGAAACAGGCTGGTTTTACCCCGCCTGTTTTTCTTGTTTCGCCGCAGCCATTTCATCCTGGCCACTTGCATATTCTTCTCGTCCTTTAGCTACCTCTACGATCTGAGGAGCGGCAAACATCAACTCGATATCTAAAGCTTTTAAAACTTGTTCGATTCGCTCCATACTAGCACCAGAGTATTCATAACGCTCATCACGGGAGACCTGAGAATTGGAGACCCCCATCCGGTTGGCCAACTCACTTTGAGTAAGGCCACGCCAAAGACGGAGTTTAATGAGGTGTGTGCCAATCTCTCCTAGCTTACAGGTATAAGGGTCAAATTCCCCGCGCATCACCCGCTCGTATTCCTCCACCTCTCGTTTGTCGTTGAGATGAAAGTTTTCTGCAAACCCAATCGCAATCTGAATCATCTGTTCCGTAAACCCTTGTTCCTCTAGCTTCTTTCTTTCTTCTTGAAGCAATTGTTCTTGTTTCTCTACCTTGGCTTTCAACTTTTTATACTCTTGTTCCGTACGAATCATGGCACTCATCCTTTCTTTAGTAAGATGATTCCCTTTTCGGTTCCGACCCGATCGTAGCGAAAGAACTCATCAAATTTACGAAGCTTGCCACCTGGATACCAGTCACCGGCATAAATCCCCCAACAATTTGGCATCAGCTCGACCTTCAAACGCTCCCACATCAGGGTTTGGCGAATCCCTTTTTCATCAACAAATTCGCGTTTCCAAATGCTCCAAATGGGTTCATCAAACTTCTTGTTAAGTTGCTCTGAGAAGATTTCAAAGTAGTCCAAGATCACTTCATGCCGCCTTACCTCATCCTCAATCTCCATTATCTCATCTGGGATCTGAAAATCATAAAAACAGTCAATATCTCGCGGTCTAGGTTTATCGCTACAAAATGACCCATCTACATAAATATGTTCGACCCCGTAATCCCAAAGATAAGGAACCAACCTCTCTAATCGATTAACCAAAGTTAGCCGCCATTCTGCATCCCATCCAGCAATCCAAGTTTCACCGTGTACAAGAACAGACTTTTTTAACTGATCAAAAGTTAACTCGTAAGTACCTGGGTCAAGATAACCGTAATCATTGAATCTAATCATAGTATACCCCTCACAACCTGAGATGAAACCCAATTCAACGAATGAACAAATTTGTTCACATCTTATATGGGTGTGTATGTTCATTTCTTTTATTCGATGCTTTTGTTCACATTTCCTTTGCCTGATTATATACAATTAAATAGATCAAATTACTAACACTTTACATAGATAAGCACTAACGATAATATAAGATTATCGATAATACTTTAAACAAATAAGTGAGGGGAGTAAGCCGATGAGAGATGATCACTCTGTTAACCATCACCTTGTTCCCGATGTAATACATCAAAGCGATAATGCATTAACACAGGAAATGGTTACACTCAATGAAGCGGCAATGGATTACATTCAACATTCATTGGCAGAAAATACACGCAAATCCTACGAAGCGGATTGGAAACATTTTGAACAGTATTGCAAGAGCAGAAATTTAAGATCTCTTCCCGCCGAGCCAGAGACCGTTGCAAACTACATATCGGAAATGGCCAGAGGCACAGCAGATGACTCGAGAAAGAAGCGCAAAACCTCTACCATCCAACGACGGATCATTACGATTCGCCGCTTTCATGAACTTTGGATCGCCTATCAACGAAATTTAGCCAAAGAGCAAGGAGTGCCCTTTCATGAAATGCTTAATCCAGCGAACTCGGTTGCGGTTAAAGAAACCTGGAAAGGGATTCAACGCAAAGAAGGGGAACGGGTCACGAAAAAGAGACCGGCTACCGCAGAGGTCGTAACGGCCATTTGCAAAGATATCCCCAATGACTTACAGGGAATTCGAGATAGAGCCATCTTGACACTTGGCTATGCCGGCGCTTTCCGGCGATCGGAGCTGTCCGCCTTGGATGTGGAGGATATAGAGGAAGCGAGCAATGGGTTATGGATCACCATCAAGCAATCCAAAACGGACCAGACGAAAAAAGGGGAACGAATTTTGATTCAATATGGACAGAGCGCAGAAACCTGTCCCATTCGGAACCTTCAACGTTGGCTAAAAGCGGCGGGAATCCAAAGTGGTCCCATCTTCCGCCGAATCGATCCATCTCGTAAAGAAGTCTGGCCACACCGATTAGGCCCTCAATCCATCAAAGATGCTATCAAACGAGTAGCGAAAAAGGCTGGATTTAACGAAGCAGATTTTGCCGGACATAGCGTCCGCCGGGGATTTATTACCACGACCTATGCCTTGGGGCATGGGGAGCATGACATCATGCAACACACAAGGCATAAATCGTTGCAAGTGTTCCGAGGCTATATCGATGACCTGAAGAAGTCGAAGAACAATCCAACATCGAATATGGGTATATAG